AAGGGTGAGTGGTTCAAGACCGACGAGTCCACAGCAATTCTTTTATTCCTAGAGGAAACCGATGTTACAAGTAAAGATAACTCCTGAGATCATAGCCCGCGCCAAAAAGAAAGCTGCCACTGTAGGCAATCTACAGGGCAGCATCACGGGTAGCTTGAGTCATGTTGTTGGTGCGATAGGCGAGATCATCGTGGCTGACGCTATGGGTGCGGACCAGTCGAACACCTACGACTATGATTTGGTGAGGGACGGGGAGCGGATCGACGTGAAAACGAAACGCTGCAATACCCGTCCCTTTCCACACTACGATTGTTCGGTGGCTGCACACGGGGCCAAACAGGATTGCGACAGTTATGTGTTTGTACGCATCCTGACCGATTCATCGCAGGCGTGGATACTGGGCAAGATTCCGAAGCAAGACTTCTACACGAAGGCAACGAAATACCAGAGGGGCGACGTAGACCCCGCAAACGGCTTCACGTTCAAGGCCGATTGTTACAATCTACCTATTAGTGAGTTGTCTGATGTCAAACAAAGCGTCTCTGTTTAAGTTCGAAGCGAACCTCCTTACCAACGGGAAGGTCGAGTTGCTCTGTGAATCTGTGAGGCCCGAAGAGTTCGAGGGTGTGATCAACAACGGCCTGCCGGAGTATGACGGGGCACACTCCATAGCAAGCCTGTTGCGATACCTAAAGTCTTGGTCAGATGAGGCGATAGATAAGTCAGCCAGATATATCTAGCTTTTGCCCTTGCCGTCTGCAGCAAAGTCAGGGACCATCTCACCGGCCTTGTTCTTGACCATAGTCATGCCGCCGCCTGCCATCATCTTCGGACCCTGCATCATCGTGTTCTGCATCTGATTCTGCTGACCCTGTGTGGCAGTCATCATGCCACCCGCTTGAGCCTTCTTGCGGGTTTTCTTTTTGGTGGTAGCCATGCCGCCGTACATCATAGGCTTACGCTTTGCAGCCCCGCCGTACATCATGCCCTTGCGCTGGCCGTTGGTGTATGTTTTCATCTTAGTCGTCCTCTTCTTCCTCTGGGAGTTCAAGTAATTGATCTAGGTATTGTCTGCCTTCTTCACCAAGCTGACCCAGTTCGGATATCACGAAGTCAGTTACAAGATTGTCGAAGGTATCTAAGTCTGCCTTAGTCATAGTCTTAGGGAACTTTATCATGCGAAGCATAATGTCTGATGCTTCTTTATTGCCTGCTGCAAGTTTCATCAGGTCTAGTCCGGCCTGAGAGGCTAGGGACACACCAAATTCTGCTGCTACGTACTGGGGTGAAACCATGCCCCTTGCAAGGTTGAATGCACGAGAGATAAGTTGGTTAGTGCCCATAGGACGCACGACGTTGTCAATAGTTGGCTCTAAGCCCTGTTGACGACTGACATATGCCATCTCTTCGCTCAAGGTTTCAGCAATGTCTGATATGAATTGTTGGTGATCAGAGTCTATGTAGCGTCCTAAAATATTCTGTACATTGTCTTTGTCCAGAGCATCTACAACCATCTCTGGAGTGTACATAGCCATGTTTGCATGTTCTTGTCCGTTCACACCAATACTCTTTTTACCCTGAACAGGAGATAGTCCTCCATAATCCATGATCCCCCGAATTATAAGATAGGACATGCCCCTATCGAATGCCTCTTCCGTGCTATAAGTGCGCCCCTTGAAAGTAAACCTGTCACCTGTTCTTGTTAAAATTTCGTCGCGTAAATCATCAATAGATTTGGCAGTCCCGTTTACAACAAACTCCTCAAAGAATGCTCGTGGATTTTTCTTACCAACAAATTGATTGATGAGAAACTCTCCGTCGCTTTGGATGCTGGTATCAGAAATAACTTTACTACGAACAGCCTCTATCTGTGTGGCTACTCTGTTTTGATACTTTTTGTAGTCCTCAAGTATCACCATGTCGCTAGGATCGCCGTCACCGGATCGTGCCCTATTCAGGATATTGGCTATACCCGTATCCTGCTCTAGCATATCATCCAGATCGACAAGCTTCATGCGTATTGTTTTGGTGCCACCTGTAACTTTGTCGGGTACTTTTACAGCTACAGTCAGAGCCTGTTGTACTTCGTTCAAATTCTCAATGCTTGCCCAGTCGTAACCACCCCCCTGTACTGCAGCTAGGGAGGAAGAGCGTTGTTGCAACTGACGGGCTGCATCTTTGCCCCACTTAGCGTACACAACTTCTTCTAGCACGTTCTTTACAAGGTTGAAGTCTCTCTCTCCTGTTTCGGATGACAAATCAAATATAAATTCTACACCGCCCTCGTAGGCAATGTCGCTGAACTCTTGGATGAATTGATCACGAATCTTGACAATAGAAGTTATTGCGGCGTCGTCACCACGCACAGCCTTGTTAATGCTATCCGTAAACGGATCGAATGCCTCTAGGGGTGTAATGTTTTTGTAAGCAAGCTGGAACAGACGATCACTTATTACAGCACCCTCTGGGAACTCTTCACCAATTGCAATATCTTCAAACAGGTACGTCTCTGCGCCTTCTGTATCTTCAAATTTTCCTACAGCTTTTTTAGGTCCGTTTTGGGACTTGTGTACTTTACCTAGAGGGCCATTAACGCGCAGCTTGTCAAACCACTCTGTCTGATATATCGCCTTTGCTTTGACCCACTCACCGTGAATATCAGGAGCCTGATCCTTGATAAGCTGCTCTACACTGCGACTATACCCGTCATACATTGCGGCTAGTTCATCATCACCAGTGCGAACAGCGTAGTCACGGAATGCAGAATACACATCCATAACTTCCCCCGGTGTTGCCTTAAATTCTGGACCTTCTCCTCGCTCCATATAGAAAAGCATTATGTCGAGGGGTCGGACATCTTCTCCTAAGAAAAATTCTCCTGAATTAGGATTGGTGTGAAGCTTGCGAAGAGCATCATACGAATTGCCCTCCAAGCCCTCCAGAGAACGCACAGCCATTTTGTTTGCAACTGTGTACATCTGCCGACCAAGCGCACCCGTAAAAAACTTTGACTTCTTGTTGAAGAAGGCTTCTAGAGTACCAGTTTCTTCTGGTGCAAACTCCATCAAGTCCGTAATCATTTTATTCATAGTGATGGTTTTGCCTGCTTTGCGGGCCATGTTATCGACTTTGATAAATCCTCGCTTTGCTTTGCGCTTCATATTTTTGAGACGTTCAAGCATAGACATCTCAAGATTTCGGGCTGTAAGTTTCAAGTGCTTTGTATCATTGCGACGGTACAGAGAAATGTTCTCCATGCGTGTTGCAAGTAACTGCGTGTTACGAGCGTACTGTTCGTCAAGCTTTGCAATCATTGCTACGTCGTCTACAAGATCAGGAGCAAGAAGTTCCAGTTCTATATCGTCAAGTCCCTCCAGAGTTCCTTGAGGGATTTCTGTGTTGGGATCAATCAGAATATTTTCACGGAATGTAGATATTCTTTCTGATAGGGCTGCTTTTTCAGTGTTGATCACCTCTGCAGTTGCATCTTGCGCTGCTTTTAATGAAAGAATATAATTTTCGACTTCTTCGGGGTTAGCAATGTCCGTGCGATTTGTCGTCATCTCACGAAGTCTCTGGATCATATCCGTGACTTTTCCGTTTTCTGCCTCCATGACTCTTTGGTATTTTAGTTGCTCAGACAATCCCTTCAGAGAACTTGCATCACGGGCATCTACACTGAACTTTGCCAAACGATTAGCTGAGTTCATAAATCCTATGCTGGACTGACGGGCAAAGTCTTCTGCAATAATCTTCTCAATTTCAGGATGTATCGCTGGGGGAAATGCTTCTACGATACGGGCCATACGATCCTGATGTTTTTGCATAGAAGTGACTACCTGATCGATGCCATCGTCGTCGAGGGCTGCAGATACTCGTCCTACGTATGTGAGAGCCGTTTCAACCTCTCGTGGCATGTCTTGTCCCGTGCGAGATTTGTATAGCTTTCTTACATTCGCCATATTTCCGTCAGCTATGAAACCCTTTATTCCGTTGGGTCCAATTTTTTCAAAAGGCATGTTGGCAAGATGCTCTACACCACTCAGCACTGTGTTTACGATATCTCCACCCTGCTGATTTACCCAGTAAGCAGCACTTCCTCCTACTTTAACTAGAGGCTTGCCCAAGCCCATGTAAAGCACCGCACCTATGCCCTCTGCAGCTAGACGATCTCCGCCGAAGAATTCTCTTGTGGCTTCGTTTTCACCCATGCCGTACATGAAGACGGACAGAGGCACAGCTTCTACAAAGTTTTCTTTTAAGTTGGGTGCAAAACGACCCGTCACTGCGGTCTTAATCATCATGCCTGTTAGGCGATTGTACTCTGTCGAGAGTTCACGATACTCAGAACTAAGTTTGTTGACGCCCTCGTTACGCTTGTCTCGCATCTGTGCAGACAGCACGTCCCTCTCGTCAAGTATCTTTCTTATGTTACCCGATACGCGATCAACGCCTAAAGCGTATATGGCACCCTTGTTATTAAATTTCTTGACTAAGCCCTCCATCTTCATGGCGGTGCCAGCTTCTACGGTAGTCATGCCTTTATACTTAGCGAAGAGTTCGATATCAGCGTCTGTCGCGTCTTTCTTCGTAGCGCGTTCAGCCAGTTCTTTTAACTTAGTTTCTACCGCTAACAAATCCTTGCGACCAGTTGTGGCTTTCATTTTACCCACGCCCGCCATCGTCAGGGCGGCTTCAGCAAGAACTAGGCCGTACTGCTCCCTATTACTTAGCTGATCTATAGACGAGTTGAGCAGAGCCTGTGCGCGTTCTTCCGTTATGTACGAAGACTTGACGGTAACAGTGTCGCCCTCTCCCGTGGTGTAGGTTTGAGTTGTTAATTTGTCATAGGTTTCTTGGTCGATTTCACCATTAGCAAGTTGCCGCTGAAGGTCCATATCGACCATCTCGTTCATAACTTGCGATAGTTGTTTTACGTTGAATTTACTAGCAGCTACACCCTTCCACCAACGACTTGCTTTTTCACGATCAGGTGCTGTCTTGTTCCACTCATCGATCCACTCCTTGCTATTGTCAGAGCCTGTTATAAATGAGGTAATGTTGGAGTAACCCGTTGCAGCAGTGGCCTTCACCGCGTCCCAGCCGTAGTTGATTGAGATATCCGGCAAGTACACACCAGAACCCACAACCATGTTTTCATATGTCTTTTCTACGAGACTATCCCAGAACTTGCCTGTGGATAAATTTCGTACGAATGCTCGTTCAATTATGTTTTGATCGGATGGCGATAGTTGACTTCCGTCAGGGTTGGTCATCCCCTCAAAGGCATCGCTGACGACACGCGCAATGTCCGCCTTACCCTCAAAGATATTTTGCTGTATGGTCAGTAGTCTAGGATTTGCACGGGCCTCTGCTGTGGGAGCAAATACGTACTGCCCCTCCCCAGTTTGTTGTCCAAATTCTATGGGGGTTACGGCGGGCTGTTGCTCTGAATACATTGTGAACGCATTTTCTAGGCGTTCTTGAGCGGCTTGTTTGTTTTCCGGAGTGATTCCTTGAGCGTTGGGATCAGAGAGCAGTATATCGTTTTGAAGATTACCCTGCGGTATTTTGGCTACAGTAGGAATATCTCCGGATACAATCCTAGACTTGAATTCATCGAAGGTCAGGGGACGAGTCTGTTCCTCAATGCTTTGAGCAGCCATATCCCCGGTGGTCTTGGGCTTGAGAAGACCAGACGGAGTTACATCGTAGTCGTAAGTTTCATCCACACCGACAGGAGCATCTCCCGGAGTCTTTACGATGCCGCCGCCGGTTATGTCCCGCACTACATCTAGGGGATTGGGGATAATTTTAAGAGGGCTGTCAGAGGCAGGTGTTGCCATTAGTTTAAATTCCTTGTGCTGCTTCGTAAGCGTCGATGGTAGCCTGATCAGTAATAGTATTTCCATTACTTTGATCTATGTATTTGTACGGGCCGCCGACTGGTCCGGACCTAAACACATTAGAAATGTCCGGCGGAGTGGGTGCGCCGCTAGCAGCCTGACTAGTTGGAGGAGCAACATTACCGTTACGGTTCATAAAATCGACTACGATTGCTGCATCTACAATTTTGTAGTCATTCTGTGTAGCAACACGATCATCCGAAGCAAAGCGGGCAAAGACCGCATACTGCTGCTCCTTCTTCTTAAATTCATTGATAGATATCATAATCGCTGACTGCGCTTGGCCTATGGTCTGCGTATTCGCACCAAGCTTACGAAGCTGAAGTTCGATGTCTTGGTTGGACAGTCGTCCTGATGGATCGGCTGCACGAGCCATTTCAAATGCGAGGGAGATACGCATAGCTTCAAGCGCAGCCATCTTCTCGTCAGCCTTATCGACTCTTTTCTCAAGGTATTCTTGATACTCTACTGTAAGAAAATCATCGTTATTGAGGTTAAGAGTTCCCTCACTTATAGGATTCAATTCTCTGAGAAGGTTTCCAAGAACACCCCTGTCTAGGTCAAACGTCGCAATGAGTTTCCCCTTGAACGCTTGATAGGCCATGCTGTACTCTACAATTTCGCCACTTTCTTCTTGCTGCCTAAAAGCTTCAAACTCACCATGCAAAGCTTCGAGTCTCTCGCGGGCGGATGTCAAGTCTGTTTGCCCCTTCATAAACTCTTGGAAGTCAGCCTCATCCGCCTTGTCCTCTCCATACACCTTTGTAAGAATGTACTGCTGGATTGTTTGAGATTCCGTTGAGAGCGGTGTCCTACCATACAAAGCAGGCTGCGGCTTATTCTTTTTACCCGGCAAGTGAGGAGCAAGAGCGTACATTGCCATAGTGAAGTCTGCACCAGCAATCTCTTTTACTTGTGCCGCCACACGCTTGAACGCTGCCTCTGCTGTTCCACCGTCTAGCATAGCCGGAACTTTTTGCGGAGTCAGGTTCTCAACGCCGTCTATTTCCATTCCCATCTCAATGGAATTCATCAAAGTTCTTTTCTTGTAGTCAGCGGGTATGCCTGCGATTTGCATAAAGTCTTTTGTCCACAGGTAGAACAAGGCACGATCATCATAGCCTAAGTTTTGTGCCACTTGATTGTGCATTTCTGCAGTCATACCATCAAGACCGCCCAGCACAAGGGTTTGTTCTGACTCTTCTCCCGTGTCGGCATCCACAACTCGTACTGTCGGCCCCAAAGAATTGAATGGAACATTGGGGTGCTGTTCCATGTGTGTTTGTATTCTATCCTCTAGGGTGGCAATGTATGGATCAGTAGAGTGTGATTGGCCCTCATCATCAACAACTGTTGTGCCATACTTATCTACTATATAGTCGTCAATATTGTTTATTCCCTTGTACAAAACACCTGTTCCGCTGATGTCGGGAGGTAGCATCAATCCTTTTGTGGTATCTGTTTCATCTTTTATAATTGCACTGCGGGCACCATTTACTGAAGCTGAAAGTCTTCCAGCTTGGCTAGGAGTCAGGGCATCCATTTTTTCTTGGAAGTCAGATGAATTAGCCCATCCTGCAACTTCAGAGAGCCATACACGTGACGAGTTCGGGCTACCATCCCACTCTGTTTTCCACTTGACGCCCCCTAGAGTGTACGCCTCTTCATCCACAGTCTGCAACAGCGGCACGATACTCGACAAGTCTGTGCTGATACGTGGACCCGGAGTACCGAAGATGTCAATACGTTCCCGTTCATCCAGTTTACCCTGTTGGGTTTTGATGGCATTGGCGATTACTGCGGCATTGGCTTGGCTGAAGTTCTTGCCACCTGTGAGGCTGGCGTTGATAAGCATGTCATTCAGCTTGTCAACACTCTGCTGCTCAGACGCACGAATAGCCTTCTCTTCCTGAATATTTTTAGTGAATCCCTGTACAAGACCCAAGCCAAGAGCAGCAAGCATATCCTATTCCTCTGTTGTATCTTTCATGTTTATGAAGTTTTCTTCCGGGACCGGCTCCGGAGCGTTACCCTCACGGATACCCTTATTCATTGTGTCCGCCACGTATGCGAACATGGCAGGATTGTTCTCACGCATCATTGTAAAGAACGTCTTGTCGTCCATCTCGCCCTCAGTGAGTGCGTCGTCATTCTCAAAGAAACGATACGGTACGTTGTTTTCTTCCGCCATATTCGCAATATATAGGGCAAGCGGACCCTTGATCAACAGGCCCACATCCGGCATGAACATGCCATCCTGAAATGCCTGAAACAGATAGCCCTCAACAAGAGCCTCGACGGATGCACCCACCGCAAGAAGCTTGAACATCTCTTCACGGTTCTGTCGTATGTCCAGAGTATCCATAGCATTCTTGAGAGCAGCTTCCGGATTCACCTGTCTTGGGGGTCTACCCCACGGCCAGCGTTCGTTGTCTGATGTCATTCCGTAGCCGGGTGGAGCAGCACCGAAGTCGTCCTTCGCTTCGATAGTTCCTGCGGGCGGTGGTGTCATCTGCATCATAGTTTATACCTGTATGCCTGTCTGTTGGATGGCCTGTTGTTTGCCACCTTTGGCAGTAAAGTTGACATTTCCGTGCTTGGAGAACATGTCAATTACCTGTTGATTTCTTGCGCTGTTGAGCAGGTTGACTATCGCACTCTCTAGGCGGGGATCGGACTGCATGACCTGCTGGATGGGGTTCATTTGAGCAGGAGCCTGTGAACCCCTCGAAGCCAAGTTCATCTGGCCTAGCTTGGTGGGGCGGATGGTAGGGGCCGCACCAAATGCAGGATCGCCCTTACCTCGTCCACCAGCGGTCAAAAACGTATCGGCCAGCTTCATCGCGGTAGCACCGCCCGTGCCACCTCCGAAGTATGTTCCTGCTGCTATGGCTGCTATGGGAAGCAGTGATTTAAGTAGGTTCATTGGTTATCTCCTAGTCACTAGAGCCGCTATTATCATTGCCGCTGCCCATCCACGCAGCAATCCAGTTGCCTATGCCCATAGCTAGGTTGTCCTTTTGCTGCTTGCTATACAATTCTTTTGTGTTTGCAAACTCCATAGCCATGATGCCGACTTCGTGCTGTCTCTGCAGATATGACTCTGTTTTCTGGAAGTTCCACGCTGCGTTGTCACGATACTTTTGCCAGAGATTGTTTATAGCGTTTTGGCTGGAATTGTAAGCGTTTGCTACGTTGATACGATTCGTTTCGTTTTGAATGGCCGTGTCAGCGGTATTGACCTGTCTGCGCCACTGGACATTCGACTGATCTACAGCGTACTGCATGTTTGCATTGAACTTCTCACGATTGTCCCGCATAGCTACATTGAATTGCGCCTGTGCGTTTGCTTCCCCGGCGTTAAATTGACGCATAGCAGCAACACGGTTCATGTTTGCTGTTTCGACTTGTGATCCCAGTTCAGCGAAGAACTCCTCAACCTGCAACTCGTTCTTTGCGTTGAATTGCTGTCTGGCGTTGTCCTCTGCAGCATCCTTGAACATCGCCTGTGTTAGGGCGTTGTATGACAGGGTGTTGCCCTGCTGTCGTGCGTCGAGGTTCTTTGTTTCTACAGACAGAAGAACTTGTGCGTTGGTGACAGCCCCCTGCAGACGAGCAGACAAGTTTGCTTTGTCCATCGCCGCATATACTGCTGCGTTTTGCAGGGCTGTTTTCTGTTGATTGTTGAGATTTTGTAGCTGTATCGTGGCGTACTTGTTGGCATCCTGTGATGCTATGACAACGCCCGACTCCATAACAGCCTGCGTCATAGCCGCTGCAGCCATGGACGAAGCACCCAAGCCACGTGCCTGCATAACACCAGCAACCTTGCGTACTGCAGGTGCAGCCCACGGGGGCATAGGCTTGCCTTCTTCGATACTACCTAGCAACTCACCAAGCTGGTATTGAACAGTGGCACGTTGATCGAGTTCTTGAGTAGCGGCTACGGCCTGTGATCCAGCGGACACGGTACCCTCAACCTGTGCCATATCAACTTGAGGACGACGTGCATCCGCAATCTGTGCTGCCGTCATACCCTGAACGTCAGGAGCAATCCTTGTTGTTGAATCGACTTGGCCTAAGTCAGGAGTCTGTTGCATAGGTATGTCCGCAACGATAGAACCCTGACCGGGTTGGGGAGGAGGAGGGAATATAAGTCCCTGCTGGGCCTGCGCGAGGTTGTCTCTGCCAAACGCAATAACGTCACCGGGAAAACGTCCGTAATAATTATCATCGTAATTCGGACCAGAAATTCCGGCAGTAGTTGTAGCGGCTCTGGGCGTACCCACCAATTTTTTACCCGCTAGGGTATCCATTTCTCCTTCTTGAACAGTAGGAAGAACGGCCTCAAGCTGGGGAATACCCGTAGTTTCCCCTGCTGCTACCTCACCTATCTGATTCATAAGGTCTGCGTCGGTGGATATTTTATTTACGTCAGACATACTAATTCATTCCCATAAATACTGTAACTACCATAGCAACCACCATCACCGTGCTACCCATTATCATTGCTTCCAGCCGCCACATGCGCTTGTCGAGTGCTTCTAACTTTTCCTGCACAGAGGCATACCTGATAGCACATTCTTTTTCGTGTGCCTCAAGTTCCATCTGTGTTTTCATTACGGGTTCCATCGCCAGCTTCATCAGTCGGCGTCAGCTATGGTCAGTGTACCGGCCTCGACCTGTCGCATGATTTCTGCGCTTTCTTTATTGGCAGCATCATTAATAGGTACATACATCTCTACGCCGTCAATGGTAGCTTTGATGCTGGAGTTGGTGCCATCCATAGGATGTGCAATGTATTGTGCGTTTGTAATGTTCATCTCATTCATGTCTATAACTCCGCACTAATATCCAGCACCCCAGCGTGTGCCCAATAGATGTTATTCGCACTAGCGCTGGCTTGGCTGCTCATTATGTAAAAGTTATTTGCATTTTGGTCTCCGAATAACGGTGTACCGCTATAAGCTTGTCCACTTGTGAAAGATGTACTTATTGAAACAGATGGAGCAGCCCTCATAGTTACAGGCATAGAATATTGAGCAATGGGTCGACCAGCATCTTGTGCCCATCTTGGAATAGGGAAGAAAGTGAAAGGGCTAGTCCGCAAAAAGTATCGTTTGCACTTCTGCAACGTGGTTCCGGCGTCTTCATGCTCAAACGGCGTGGCCTGTTCGCCAAGTTCCCACTGTACTCCTGTTATTTCCCAAGTAGCGTTTGTAGTCGTCGCTACCGCATTTGTGCCATGTCCATAGGCCAGCTTACCTGTCTCATACCCACCCCAGCTAGTGTTGTTTACTGATGTAAAGTTGGAGCCAGCCGCCAAAAACCAATCAATCATAATTGCATTGGTGTTGTCATCTACGATTGCTGCAAGAGTGTTGCCAGCAAAGGTGATTTCTTTCTTTTCCCATGTGTCAGCGGTGTTGATTGTATAGGTTGAGCCGATGATGTCGTTGCCGTCTGTCTGATAAATTGCTACTGCAAAAGTGCCAGTGACCGACGACTTCACATAGAAACTTAGTGTTGTCGAAAGTGCATTAGATGTGCCGTACTTCAGATGTTGGAAATCTTGACCTTCGTAGCGATTGATAATGTAGTAACTTTCATCTGCGGCTATGGCGCTTTCAGCGGTGGTTGTTTGCACTTTCAAAGAATTAGCAAAGCCGGGTAGGTCAGTGACAGAATTTTGCGACATTGTTACTCGCAACTCATCCTCATTGCCAAAGACCAAAGCGAACCTATCAACGGTATAATACCCAGAATCATGAAGACCAGTGCTTGAGGTTCCGCGCTGGCTTACGTTCATGGAACCGTTGATAATCAGGTTCCTGTTCGACAACGCCGTCTGCGAACCAATCAGTGCGGCGAGTTCTGCTGCCTTACTCATGCGAGGTCTCCAATAATCTGAATGTCGTTCACGGCAGAGTCAATCGAGTAAGCGTAGTGTTGAATTGTTGTCGTGGCGCGGCCCACGAGACCAAACCCTCTACCACTTATGTCGGCATCAAACGCACCTTCACCAGTCGTAGCATCAAAATTACTGTAGCCTGTTGCTGCGTAATCGTTGTTATCCATTGCACTTGTAAAAGTTGCTCTAGTGCTACCCGTCGCTAAGTCTGCTAAAGAACTGGTATTTAAACTATCGCGTATGGCTGTGCTTGATACACCAGTAAAATGTACCCAAACCTTCGCACTACCCCCTGCAACAAAGCTGGTGGCAATGCTGTTGTTCCCGCTGGCATCCTTCAGGGTGTTTACTCTCAGTTCACTAGCCATTATGCGAGGTCTCCCAAGATGCTGATGAGTACAGCATCGCAGTCAAGGTAATTGTTATTGCTTTCAGCAGTAGCACTAGATATGCCGCCAGTAGTAGCAGTCCACGATGTGTCATTTATAAATGTTGTACTAGAGAGTCCAGTCCGATTATTACTTCCTGACGCAGAGTAGTTTACGCTTGCCATATTTGACGTATAAGATGTTGTGTACTGACCTGTGCCGTCATCCGTAATACTTGACACATTGTGACTGTCTCGTGTGGCAATGGTGCTTTGTCCATCAAAGTTAATCCACACCTTCGCCAGCCCCTGCTGCAAATTCGTTGTGGTCGAGTTGCCCTCGCCGGTAATCGCAATAGACCCAGCCGTGGTTACTCCTGTGATTGTATCGACTTTGAGTATGCTTGCCATTATGCGAGGTCTCCTGCAATCATGTATCCAGCAAAACTAGCGTCATTGTCTGCGTTGGCCTCACTACGCATATAAGTTCGCCACTGATTGGTTGCTTGTGCGCCATTGTAGACGTTAGCGTCTCCGCTGTTAGATGCGCCAGTTATAGAATAGTTTGCATTACTGAAGTTGTTAGTGAAGGCAGAAGTCATTTGACCTGTTGCCGTGTCTGTTGCACTTGAGGAATTAAAACTATCGTCGTATGACATGCTAGAAAGGTCTGCTTGCATCCAGAACTTAACCAGACTTTGAACGGTATTTTGCGTAGCAGAACCGCCATCAGCCACATAGGTAGAGGTATTGCCAACTTTGACATTCGTGCCACCAGAGCCAGCCTTGTCTACAATGGTATCTACGTTAAGTTGGCTGGTCATACGATGCTCCAATATCCATTAACAGTGACGGTGGCACTCTGCGTAATCGGGCCACCCGACACACCGTTCTGGTACACGTCCATGTACAGGCTGTCTGAGTAGTTCAGCACACCGCTGCTTGCATCGCTGCCACTGAATGATGTCTGACCGGCAGTAGCCTGATACTGGTTGCGGTTACGAACACCGGCTGATGGGGATTTACCTATGTATGGCATGGTTGTTCCTTATGGTGTCTCTTGTGCATCCATCGCAGTCTGGTATGCAGTCTTCACAGCATCCGTCCACACAGCGTTGCAG